TTAGATCATCGAAGGCTAGTTCTATCTCTTCGAATGAACAATCAAATAGAGCGCTTAGCGCTTGCTTCTGATAAGGATATAGATTAGACATCTTGATCTGGTTTTTCTGGATCAAGGAAATCGTAATCAGGATAAATATCTTCTGGAGTTAAAAGAGAACAGACGAACGGATCTGGACAGCAATGTCTGTTTAGGTGTTCGGCTTCCAGTTCTAGTTTGTGGATGCTTCTCAACCATGAACTTGTGATATCAGCTTGAGCTATCGATATATAAGTGCTGATTGCTTCCAATTTCTCAATTCGTTTCATTAGATGGAAATAGAGAACAAGCGAAGCGAATATGAAGCAGATTGAGAATTCCATTAGAGATCTGTTCCTTCAGAGAATGAGTTTGGTTGGAAATCGCATTCGATGACATTGACGTTCATCGTAGAATCCCAGATTGTTTGAACATCGTTGATCAATGAGTCGGTTGTATCCTTGAGTTCATCGATCTGATCTTTGAGACAAGCTGATTCAATCGTTTGAGCGATTGCATATATCAGGAAGGCAATTGAGAGAATTGAGACTTCAATCATTAGCATTCATCGCTCCCGCAAATTGAACAGTTGTAGTCGCTTCGTTCGGAAGCTGCATAATCATCATTTTCATGTCGAGTTAAATGTGATTGAACAGTTTCTTCAAGCGCTGTGAGGCGCTGTCTGATTTCTTTCAAGGATTTGATTATTCCTAGAAGTCGTTTGATGATTCTTGGCTGTTCAACCATAGATTCTCAGTCCTTGAATAATTGAGAAGATATACAAATGGTATTGGATGCAATACCAGAGAATTCTTTGAATGAAGAATGGATTTAATCGATAACCCATTTGTTCTCAATGATTCTCTTGATCGGGAATGCTGCAGCTTTTACATGCGGTGGGATAACTGGAGGGATTGGAGCTGGCAGCTTGTCGTCATCCTCTTCATTGCTGGCCGGCTGTTGCGGTTCGGGTTGTTTAACCGCAGTAGTAGTCGTCGTCGATTGGCTTCGGTTCAGCGTTGGCTTTGCCTGGTTCTTTTTTTGCTGTAGCAGCTTCGTGAAGAACTTGGTAAAGATAATACGCTTTTTTGTCTTTGGGCGGTCCTGAGTGGAGCTTGATAAACATTTGGTCGAGTCGTTGTTTTGCATTGTCTCTTACTTCCTGGGGATATTTGTATTCATCTGACGGATCAGAGGGTTTAGGGTCTGAGCTTCTTCTGGAATAGTTCGAATATTGATAGAAAGGCATAGGCTGTGAATGTGATCGAGGTGAGAGTGAGAAGAGGAATGAAGAAAAGAGGTTCAGACATCTACGCCACCAATAGACAATAGGTTTGCTTCCTGTTTTCTCTGAGCTTTCGGTACTGTTCAACATAGGTTCCGGTTAGATATAGATCCCAGTATTTCTCATCATGGTCCGAATGAGGGATTTCCAATTTCATCTGTTCAACAGCCTTGTGTAATTCAGTCAAATTGAGAATGTCTGAATTCAATATTCTGTATCTGCAGCCGGAATTGGAAGCTAACATGATCTGTCTCGGTTGAAGGCTGTTGGATATGAATAACTCACATCGATTGAATTTGTCCTCACCAAAAACAAGATCTTCCATTTGCCACCACATTCAATACCATTGATTCCAATAGTCTATTTGACCATTGTTCGATTCAGTCAATGTTCGTTCATTAAATGATGGGTATATCGATTTGATGTGGTGTTGGATCTGGTGTCATTGATCGATATCCGATTGAAGGAATTGATTGGGAAATTGATCGATGGTAAAAAAGAAAGCAATCACACCTTTTGCATTTCAGCTTGGGAATAATGTGCGGATAAGCACCAAAACATATCCGCCACAGCCACAAACAGCCTACTGATACTTTAAGGTTTATATATGTGAGCCAAAGGGGAAGACCACCAGCTCCACATGGACTAAACATACAAACGAGCACATCCCTTTTTTATTTGTCGAGTTAACAAATAATTGGTTGATAAGCTGTCGCTTACTCATGATCAGAAGCTTTGCTTGGAAGCGCGGCATATGCTTGCCAGGCGGCCAGACCAAATGGAGTGGAAGAAATCAAGACGTTGCAGTCTGATTGATAAACGAGCTCTGTCTGGTACTAAATGTGGTGATTGCCAATTGGATATATCGGGCAAGATGGCCCGTTATGATGTCGGTCGGCTGAAGATGCTTTGTCTAAAATGCGGAGCCAAGAGAATTTAGTAAAGGTTCAACGCCTTCATCTGTTCAAAAAATGCCAATTGTGTCTGATTGACCCTTTGATCTTGTATGGCCTGAAGAAATTGAATTTGATTGATATGACCAGGTTTCAGGCTAAGAGCTGCTGCCTGTTGCTGCATCTCATAATCCCGGCGCTGGCGGGCGGCAATCGAACATAGCTCAGCCTGTTTCTGCCAAGCGGCGATTTCCTCTGCCGTTGGTCTGGTTGTCCACCATTGGGCGCATAGACAACAGAAGAAATCTCTCAAATCGAGTGCCCACAGTGTATCCATTTCACACCATGGGCATTCAATACCGCATTTCTTGAGGGTCGTTAGATCAATATCTAACGCTTCAATTTGTCGCGTTGCTGCGCCCTCCGCTCATTCCGGCAACATTTGCATATAGATTCCAATTTGTTTTTCTTCCGATTCTTGTTCGCTCGATAGAAGAAATCCGGGCTCAGTGGCAATTCTTCGCCACATTGGCCGCGGCATTTTTGGATCTGCTCAGTCATCAGTCATGCCCTCAAAATCATTATCCAATTCGTGAACATATCTCATGGTTGTTTTGATGTCTCGATGTCCAGCGAAATTCTGAACGGTGAAGGCGTGAAACTTCCGCTTGACCAATTGTGTGATCTTCGTATGTCTGAAGATGTGAGTTCCGATTGGGAAATCAAGCCCAGCTACTTGGCCGGCGCGCTGAACGATCCTGAATACGGCTCTCTCTTCCAGGTGCCCGCCGGTCAGTGACTTGAATACATATCCGCGATGATCCGCCAGTCTATTCAATGCCGCAATTTCATCATCAGCCAGCGGGTGAATGTTTGGCTGTCCACCCTTCGACCGATAGATATAGATCTCTTTGCTTTCCAGATTGATTTGCGACCAGTGGAGCGTACAAAGTTCATTGTTCCGGAGTGCATGACGATAAGCGATCAGGATCAGGCAATAGTTCCGTTCGCCATAGTGCCCGGTCTTGCGGGCTGCCTCAAGAACCCTTTGGAGCTCTTCGGGCGTCAGCGTCCGGCGTGGGTCAACGTAACCTTCTGAGCCTCGTCCCTTCCTGCCGCCAAATTGTTTTCTCTTCGGTTCAATCGGTTCAACCACTGTCATGACTGCGCTAAATGCGTTCTCCTGTGGAACAAGTGAAAGTGATTTTTGATTGATCGGAACCACATTAGACATGATAATTTTCTCCTGGAAATTCGACAGATTCGGATAATTGGTCGATTAAATCGATTAATGGCTTGTTCTGAGCCCGGAGTTCTCGGGCTGCTTCCTTGGCGATCTCTTCAAGCTTGTCCGACAATTCGAACAGGCAAGCCGACAGCCAGACCGGATAAGGGCGGCCCAATTCGTCGTAAGCGTCAGCCCTGGTGCAAACGAAAACAGCCAATTCATCCCGGCGGCTGGATTCCTTATCCCTCGCCAGGTTGATCAGTGAATCCGTTGACATTTGATGGAGCGGAATGTTCTCCGCGCGGAGCGGATTAAGGATCTCTTTGTTTACTCTCATTGGTTAGCCCCTTTGTGTTATGTTGTTTCGGCGGGTTAGCCCCGCCCGGTGGGTGTTCTCAGCACCCCCGGCTTTTACTTTTTGATTTCCTCCTGGATGAAAGCCTGAATAGCCTTCGCAGATAACTGATCTGATTTCTGTTTTTCCATAATGTCCAAAAGTCGTGAGAATGCCATCAGGACAGCTTTCTTGGTTGCCTGCTCGATTGATTTCGGTTCGGCGACTTTAGCCCTCGGCTGTGCTTCGCCGGACATGGAATCTCTCAGGGTATCACTCACAAACTGAGACAAGCTCCGGCGCTCCGCCGTGGATTTGTTTCGAGCCCAATCAAGAACATCTTGGTCTAGCGACAAAGTGCAGGACAGCTTAACCACCATTAAGACCTCGTGTAATGTAATGCATGAGCTTATATTATCATGTAATGCATTCGCTTGTAATGTAATACATGAGGAATTAATGGGATTCGTTTTATGCACTATTGTCGATTAATGGATTCAATTTAGCGTTGTAGTCAATCACTACGTCACGTCGGTCAGAATCAGCGAATCGAGCATAAATTTCAGTTGATTGAGTCCCTGAATGATTGAGCAATTTCCCGATTAGTTGGAGTGGACAGCCTGACTGTGCCAGATGACTGGCAAAGGTCCGGCGGAGATCATGGATTCGGATATGATCGAGCGCTGCCCGGCGGCGGATTCTGTTCCATGCGTTCCATACTGTTGACGTGTTTAATGGTCGGTTCGGATTGCCACCGGGAAAGATATAGGGGCTTCGGCGCGGAAGGCTATCCAATAGGGCCATTGCCTCGATGCTCAATGGCACATAATGAGGGCGCGCGCTCTTCGTCGTTGGAATCCTGAGTTCTTTCCTGTCTAGATCCAAATCTTTCCATTTTGCATTTAATAACTCACAGCGCCTTAAGCCGGTCATCAGATAAAGCCAGAATAGAACGCGGTATTTCTTGACGCGGACCTGATTGATCGCGATCGCCAGTCGTTCCAGTTCACGGCCTTGATGAACGAAATCATCACGGCTCTTTTCTGGAAAGGGTTTGATTCCTTCGGTTGGGAGTTTCTGATCTTCTGGGTAATGCCCCCAAATCTGCGCTTCCCTGAACATCTTTGCCAATTGCTCCAGGGCTCTATTTGCCGCGTAAGGCTTGCCGGCTCCAATGGATGAATGCCAGGCCGCTATTTCCGGGCGCTTGATTGTCGTGATTTCCCTTCCCGCAAATACTGGAATCATATAGAGCCTGATTCGATCTTCGTCTTGCTTCCATGTCTTCTTTCTTGCCCTGGCGTAATTTGACATATACAGATCACAGAACTTTTCAAAAGGGATTCCTGGGGGTGCCGAGTTTCCAAACAAATCTAGTAGGGCGCGCTTGAGCGCGTCCATGTTAGGTTCGGTCATGCTTCCGATGCCTCCAAATGCCCACTCCATCTAGTTTGTGGGATTTCGGACAGATCCAATAGGACGCTTACCCCGAAAAAAGCCCAGTAAAAACCCTAGAACCTCGTCACAGCCTGCATTTTTGGCTATGTTTCGAGTCCAGGATGGCCCATATTTTCAAACCAAAAGGGAGAAATCCCCCTATATGGAATGTTATATATCTATCAGACATTCCGCGAATAGTCCATTAAAATAATCAAGAGGACTGAAACGCATGGCAGGTAAATCATCAAAGGAAATGCATCCGTTCATGGCAAAGCTGCTTAAGCGGGCAAGCTGTGAGACGCTTACCGACTTGTCAAAGCTTGCTGAAGAGAAGGGCCAGCCGATAGCGCGATCGACAATTGATACATACGCTTTCGATGGTCGCGTTCCGACATTACCGAATGCTAAAAAGCTAAGCTTGTTGACGGGTGTTCCGGCAATGAAGATCATGGAAGGATTTTCCGGACTTGATTTAGCTTCGTGAAATGAAGATTGATGCTGACCGGTTAATTTCAATTGCCATGCTGGTGGTCATTGGATTATGCGCGATTCAGTTTTTTCAGAAGCAGAACGCTCCGCCGTCTGCTAGAGAGCGCTTTCATTTATTGATCAGTCCTTTGGTAAGGGCTGATCGTTTTTTGCTTGATGCTTATACGGGTGATATCTGGCAGATAGTTCAGAGCGCCGAGGGAAGGCAGGTCTTACAGCGCGTTCCGTACTCCAGTGGAGGCGAAGAGCCACAATCGAACTTTGAAAGAATGTGGAATGAAAGTAAGCTTAACGGCAAGTAATCGGCATTTTTGCTGTAAAGCGATTGAAACATCTTTCAACCCATTGTAAGATTCTCTTCGTTATCAATCAGTCATCGATTTTGAATTGATACTGAATTTGGTGGCATCGGTTTAATCTTCAACTAAATTTGTCTACGGGACAGGGGCGCGGGCGCCTTGGTCCTAGGCTAACCCTTGCACTGCTAGACCTGTCCCGTCCACAGGCTTGGTTGATGATTGCCGATTTAATCTAGTCTTAAACCGAAATCGTAATTTTCAATCGATATGCTAGCCACTGTATTTGGTGGCGGTGGGAGTTTACATGCCTGAAGGAAAGAAACTATATAAGGTACTCGTCAGTGGTAAGAGCTGTTCCGGCGGTGACATGACGTGGGATCTTCCAAAGCAGCAAAAGAATGGCGACTATAAGGCGGGCAAGTGGATGTCTGTCGATGGTCCGATCATTCTGTGCCAAAGAGGATTGCACGTAACAACCCAACCTCTTAAATGGTGGCATAACACCAAAGACATTGAAGTCTATGAAGTGGAAGTTTCCGGCGAGAGCAAGCAGGACACAACTGACAAGAGCGCGCATGAATTTGTTCGACTGCTGCGCCCGATCGATGATGCAGAGTTCGAAAAGCTCTTTGGGGTGATCCTTATAAGGAAAGAGCGGAAGGCTGAGGTTATTGTAAAAGACGGGCAAAAAGCCTATGTCTACGCCAATGCTAAAGTCACGGCTTACGCCAATGCTAAAGTCACGGCTTACGCCAATGCTAAAGTCACGGCTTCCGACAATGCTCAAGTCACGGCTTCCGCCAATGCTAAAGTCACGGCTTCCGACAATGCTCAAGTCACGGCTTCCGACAATGCTCAAGTCACGGCTTACGCCAATGCTCAAGTCACGGCTTCCGACAATGCTAAAGTCACGGCTTACGACAATGCTCAAGTCACGGCTTACGACAATGCTCAAGTCACGGCTTACGCCAATGCTAAAGTCACGGCTTACGACAATGCTAAAGTCACGGCTTACGACAATGCTGTAATCGTATTGCCTCAAAGATATTATTGGATGGGTGATCCGGAGAATGTCACCCTTGCTCCGAATTCCAAGGCTGTTCTTATTGATCAGCGTGGAAGTCAGACTGTTGTAACTACCCCTGGTGGCATTCTCGTTCCGGCTAAATAGCCGAAAGGATTCTAAATATGGAAAGAGTAATTTGCAGAGGTCGCAAGCGTTGCATTCAAGAGGGCGTGGTCCGCGTTTCCATGAAATGCTCGATTGTAGCGAAGGGTAAGGCTCGCGTTTTCGCAAAAGATAATGCGAAAGTGACGGCGCTAGATTCAGCTGTCGTGAATGCATATGACAATTCCGAAATCACTGCCTATCACAATTCGAAAATCAATGTATATGGCGACGTCAAGATCATCAAGAAAGATCCAGGCGTGAAAATCTTCGTTGGTTTCGGCAGCCCAACAATTGTTTTGGATTTGGATCATGAGAGGTCGACAGTCGATGGGGAGCGAAAGGCTAAAAGAAGAGTGGCGCCCGTGGCTAAGCCGTGCGCTAAAAAGCGAAGCGGATCTGGCTCGGGAGGTTCATCGCCAAAATCTGGAAATTGCAAAGCTAAAAGCAGATGCGGAGTCAAAACAAAAGGTAATCGTTCGCCAAAGAGCGGAAATCATAAGGCTAAGGGGCGCCGCGCCGCCTAAGCAGGGAGTTTTAGTTAGTTAGATACACATGCAATAGGAGTTTGTATATGCCGAAGAAAGTTCTGATCGCGTTGCCGCCGGCAATGTTGGAACAGGTTGATTTCATTGCTCAGCATGAGCACAGAACAAGATCTGATCTGATAAGAGAAGCGCTCCGCCGTTATCTGGATAATTTCAGAAGACAGCAAGGCGCTGCCCACCTGGCAGTAAGCACGATGGAAGTAAACGAACCCTGCGTTCCGACGCTAAGTTAGAAACAAAATCAGTTAAGTGGTGGTGGAAATGGTAACAAAGGAAACAGAAACGACGGGTAACGCGCTAGTGCAAGCGCTGGCGCGCGCCCGTAAAAATTTCAAAGAAATTGAAAAATCGGCGGTCAATACTTTTCATAAGAACAAGTACGCCACATTAGATGATGTCCTGAACGCAACAGTCCCGGCGCTGAGCGCTGAAGGGCTGGAAATTCTGGGGCTCGGGGAAGTTCCTCCGGTGTCGGCGCTTCAATTGCTGGTCACAACACTGATCCATCATCCGACAGGTCAGCAGGTCAGATCCGAATTCAAGATCCCTGACGTAAGCGATCCTCAGAAGGTTGGCATCTGGATAACGTATCTTCGCCGTTATTCGGTCGGCGCTCTGTTGAATGTCCTGGCGGAAATGGACGACGACGGAAACGGGGCAATGATTGAGCGGGCTAAGACAGATCCGAAGCCTGCCCAAAACAAGCCGGCTGGGAATTCTCCGCCGAAGAAAACCGGGGAGCCGGGCATCGACGGTTACAACAAGCTCTTGAAAGAGTTGAAGGTTCTGACATCAGATCATGGCGCTGATCAGATTCTCTTTCCTCTTCAATCGATGTCCGGGCTTGATCCAACCGATAAATTTCAATCGATTGAACACAAGGAAGCCTATGTTTTGAAATCATGCCTTCGCTCGAAAGGCGTTGAATTCAGCAAAGATCCGGCGGCTGCCGTTGGATTGACTCAGGCTATCTATGACGAATTCTCAGATTACTTCACTCAGTTGCCCTAATGGACAAGCTTAATGATCTGTTCGGGCCGTCAAAGGATGAGCTGATCGCCAATTATCTATTTCAATTGGATAGATGGTTGAAAGCTGATCCGAGATCCCAGGAAAAATCAGACGCCCTGAAGGCGAAAGAGGAAGCTGTTAAAGCTCTGGCTGATGTGGGATTGGCGCCCGGACAGGTCGATCAAGTTACCGTTTTTACTCTCAAAGGTTTAGAACATGAAATTGATTCTGGCTCTAATGGTATCTCTAGTGGTGGCGGCATCGCCGGCGCTGGCGTTTGATTGGAAAGATCATCCGATTCTATGGAAATCAACGGCAGTTGTACGCAAGCCATACAATCTGATCAAATCGGTTGCCAAAGTCTCGGCGGATAAAACAACCACGGTTGGTGTGAAAACAAAGAAATCAGGCGGCTGGGTCTGCGACAAGACCGGCATTAAATGGGCTTGGCAAAAATTTGATACAAAGCTTCAGGCGGCTTGTAAGCGGGTGGAGCCGTACAACGGCGGGATCTCGTTTGTGGGCGGATCGGCTCAATTGGTTAACGCATTTCTTACGGGATTCCTGAAGTAATGCCCGGCCGGCGTCGTAAAGCCCTGAAGGCATTGATGGACTGTGAAACAGTTCGGCTTGGGAAGAATGAAGGGCTTGATCGTCCGCTCAATTTCATTTTTCGATTGAATCCAGTGGCAAAGGGAAGAGCCCGGGCCGGAATCACCAAGGCGGGTGGCATTTTTACAACGACGCCAACCAGAACCCGCAACTATGAGGCTTTGATCAAGGAAGCAACAGCGCTGCAGTATCCGAATAGCGCTCCGCTGACCTGTGAATTAATTGCGTATATCAATTTCTTTATGGAGAACCGCCGGCATGGCGACATCGACAATTTAGCCAAAGCAATTCTTGATGGAATGCAGGGCGTTGCATTCGTGAACGATAAACAGATCAAAGGGCTTCATATGGAATTGTTTTTCTGTAATGAGGAACCATGTGGAAGCCCAAGAACAGAAGTCATTTTGTCGAAACGACAACCACCAACAGGAACCGAATTCAGTGAATGAGTTAGATGAGAAGCTTCCCCCGTGCGCGGTTGATGCTGAGCAAACTGTATTAGCTTCGCTTTTGATCTGTCCTGATTTTAATTATCGGGTGACCGACATTCTGAAGCCTGGGCATTTTTATCGCAAGGCGCATGGCGAAATTTACTCGACCATGTTGGAAATGCTGGCGGATGGAATTCCGATTGACCTTGTTACAACATCTGAAAAGCTGAGAGATAAGGGAATGCTGGATAAGGTCGGCGGGCGGCAATATATTGTTGATCTGGCGATGTCTCACGTGTCAGCCCATGGCATCGAATATATGGCAGACAAAATCATTCAAGCTGCCAAGGCTCGAGAGCTGATCAATATCTGTTCCGACACTATATATAAAGTCTATGACTGCAATCCGGAAGAGATGAACGAATTATTGGCTTCGGCTGAAAAATCGATTGGTCAGATTGGTGTCAGCCACCTGAAGGATAAGCCGCGGCCGCTATCAACGATTGTTCCGGAAGTTTATAAGGATCTTCTTGATCAATATGATTCGAAACAGTTACCAGGCATTCCCAGCGGATTCCCGGCGCTTGATGAGCTTACAAATGGATTTCAACCGGGCGATCTGATTACGCTGGCGGCTCGGCCGGCGATGGGGAAAACTTCACTGGCTTTGCAGATTGCCAAATACGTCGCTTCGATTGGATATATCCCGGTTTTTTTCAGCCTGGAAATGGACAAGAAGAAATTAGTCCGAAGAATGATCAGCGCTGATTCTGGTATTGATGGCGTATCACTTGCACGCGGAGCGCTGCAAGATGATGATTGGACAGCCTTAACAGAGGTCGTTGCCGAACTTGGGGAATCCAAGCTTCATATCTCTGACAATTCTTCCGCTACTGTGGCGGAAATAAGCGCCAAGGCCAACAGATTAAAGGCTGAGCTGAAAGGGCTTCACTTGATTGTTATTGATTACGTTCAGTTGATGAAAGGTATTAGCCGGCGCGGGAATTCGGATCCGAATCGAACGCAAGAAGTAAGCGAAATTACCAGAGGCTTGAAGCTTCTGGCGCAATTTTTGGAAGTACCAATTTTGGCTTTGTCTCAATTGAGTCGAGCCGTTGAAATGCGGCAGAACAAGCGGCCAATGCTTTCCGATCTCCGTGAAAGTGGAAGTATCGAACAAGATAGCGATTTGGTTCTATTCATCTATCGAGATGACTATTACAACCAATACAGTGATAAGCGCGGCGATGCTGAAATTATTGTTGCTAAAAACAGAAACGGCCCGACCGGAACCGCTGAGGTTCGTTTCGATGCAGCTAGAACGCGGTTCACAAACAAAGGTAAAACGCATTAATGATCAAACCAAATCAAGATAGGGTAGTTGTTCAAAAGATTGAAGCGTTGGCGCAAACCGCCGGCGGGATCTTTATTCCAGACCAAGCACAAGAGAAGCCGCAAACCGGCAAAGTATTGGCGATCGGTCCTGGTCGTCGCCACGATGATGGTCAGGTTCATCCGGTTCTATTGGAAGTCGGTCAAATTGTCGTCTTCCCGAAACATGCCGGCGCTGAGGTCAGATTGAAAGGAGTCGATTATTTGATCCTTTCTGAAAGGGAAGTGTTGGGAACAATCGAGAGCGAAGAATAATGAAATTTCAAGTCACTCTGAAAGATCCCGATACATTTGACGATGCGGTCAGAGAAGCTGCCCAAACATCACTAGCCCAAATTGAAGGGCTTGATGATGATGAGCGCGAAGCGCTGATGTTCAATCGAGTTCAATCGATCAAGAGCAAGTGCGGGCGATGGTTCAAATATGGCGAATATCTGACGGTTGAATTAGATACCGAAGATGGATCAGCCAAGGTTGTTGAAACTAAATAGTTAGCGGAAGTCTGAATGATCGCCACCGCCTTTGGTGGCGGTTATATCAGACAATAAAACATAATATATCTTCTCAGACGGATCTGATAATGCACGGAGTCTACTTCAATGAGTTCGACAAGTACCCCGCAAACTGGCTCAGGAACCTGTTTCCTGATGCTCACGTTGATGATCGGAGCATAAAGGATGTCAGATCAGTCGATACAACTGAATATCTTCGGTGTCACTTCTTCGCCGGCGTCGGTGGATGGGAGGCGGACGGAAGGAAATAACATCGCTTCAGGTGCTGGCGAAATCATTGGCGCCTTACCCGACTCCAACATCATTGAGCCCGGCGACAGACGAATACAACGAGGCTGGACAATCCTGCAACCTGGTAAAGATCCGCCATATCTTCAATGGGGCAACACCGCCATCATCTGCGGTGACGGAAAAGCCAGGCGCATTGAACCCAGCATTTTGCCGCTGGCTCATGGGATTCCCAATCGAGTGGGACGAATCCGCGCCTACGGTAACGCGATCGTCCCGCAAGTTGCAGCGCGATTTATTACCGCCTTCCTAATGGCGGAGCAAGATTTACTGAACTGAAATGAAACATAAGGCCGATTACATGACGTTGATAAATGAGGACAGCATGACCACCCGATATCAAGAAACAGAAGAAAAAATCAAGGCTCTCACATTCCAGACCTGGCTTAGTCAGCAACCAATCGAAACAACCATGAACCTTTACGCGAAGCTATATGACCAGCTTAAGGACGTTCTCGGTGAAGAACTGGAGCCGATTGAATCAGACTTTCGTGGTGCGATGGCTCAAGCTTTGCAGGATCATCATGATTGGGCTGCCGCACAAGATCCGAAAACTATGATGGAAATTTGTAATGGTTGCGCCAAAGAGACATGCGGATCGGGATATTGCGGGACCGACCATTGCGACGGCGTAGAGATACACGGCAAGAGGTTGATTAAGAGATGACCGCTACCGAAATCGACACTCCCGAATGGATAGACGATTACTGGATCGTCTGCCCGTGGTGTGGTTGTCCCGTCGAGGACGAGGGTTTTAACGATCAATCAGATGAGCCCTGGACGTGCGACCGCTGCGAGAAAGTCTATTACACGACGATTGAGACAAAGCGCATGTACACGACGAGGAAGGAGAAAGAAGCGTGAGTAACTTCACCCATCGAACAGTACAAGAAGCGAGATTGACTAACGCCTGCGACTTTTGTAGTGAGCCAATCCGCCAAGGCGCCCGATATGTAAAGTATCGCGGCTGGTTCGATAAAGCATGGCGAACTGACCGGCGTCACTTTGAATGCACTTCGGAATTTTTAAGAGCCGCAAAATGCGACGAATGCAAGGGCGGGCTAAACCTTCCAGAAGAAGACGGGTACGTGCATTGCACCTGTTAGGCGAGTAGTCAAGAAAACATAACATCTGTTACCGGAAGGATCTGATAAGGGGATAAACACGGTCACTGCAATGAATATCAGCCGCACTTTTCACTTTCCACAACCCGACACATGGTCAATCAAGCCAGTGTCGGAACTCCTTGATCGCACCTTGAAAGGTCGCCTGGTCACTGTCGATCCAATGGCACGTAATTCGACCAGGGCGGTTTTTACAAACGACATTGACCCAAACACGAGCGCGGCAATGCACATGGACGCGGTTGAATTTCTTGAGCAATTGCACCGCGCAAACGTGAGAGCCGAGGCGATTCTATTTGATCCGCCATACAGCCCCCGCCAGATGGCAGAGCACTATCGCGCTGCCGGAAAAGCAGTGACCAGGGAAACCACTCAGAACGGACGCTTTTACAAACGAGTGAGAGAAGCGGCTGACAAAATTTTGCACGTTGGCGGAATTGTCATCACTGCCGGATGGAACAGCGCATCATTCGGACCACATTACGAAATGCTAGAGATTTTGATCGTGTCGCATGGCGGGGCGCATAACGACACGCTTATAACGGTACAGAAGAAAGCAAAGGAGGCGGGACGGTATGGCGATTAAACATAAATGGTGGGTTTTCAACGAGTTTAACAACATCCCCGAAGGTTTTGAAACCGAGGCAGAAGCGAACGAACATGCCAGATCTGAGGCTCTTGCGTTGACCGGCGAAACAATCCTGATCGCCAAAGTCGTAACAACAGCCAAAGCATCAGAGCCGCGGGTGCGATTCAAGAAGGAGGCGGGACGGTGAGCGAGCTAACAGACAGAGCGATTTTTTGTGTGACATACACCGCGCATGATGAAGAAAACGACCGCCACATTGTTGACGGTTATTTACTCGCCTGCACCGGTCCCGAACGCTTTCAATATGGCGACGGTCCGTCAATCTGCGCGTGGGATTTTGAGTCAAGAGAGTGCGGTGATGACATCGAGTCGCTGGGCGTCAAGCAGGACTTCATTGGCAAACGTGCTGGATTGTACCGCTGGACCGGATTTATTCATTACTGCCCAGGCAACCATTACGACTCAATATGTGATTGCGGACCAGAAATAATTGCCGATTCAATTGTGCCTGCCACAGTCGAAGATCTAATAACCTTCGGGCTGCTAATCCATGAAACATAATCAACATTCTATGACACTGAGAAATTATGAGACGAATTAACGATTTTTACCCAACGCCCGGAAGGGCAACAGAGATTCTTCTGGAGCTTTGCCCAGAGCTGCTTTGGTCGCCTGTTGTTTTTGAACCGTGTAATGGGAAGGGAGCAATTTCAGACGTAGTGAGGCGTTATCGTCATGTAGTCACGGCAGACATTGATCCGGACATGGCTCCGGATTATGTCGGCGATGCAAGATCTATCAGCCTTTATGACGCGGCGCCGTTGATTGATAAGCCTAAGAAATATTCGGTGATAACCAATCCGCCATTCAATCAGGCAATTGAGATTGTTTCAAATTTTGTTGAGCGGCAGTTACTCTGTGCTTTTTTGCTTCGCCTGTCGTTTCTGGAACCGACCGACAAGCGCGGGCGCTGGCTTGAAAACTGGGCGCCAAATAGAATTATTGTCTTGCCGAGAATCAGCTTTACCGGAGATGGGAAAACGGACAGCGTGACATGCGCTTGGTTTATCTGGGGAATTGAACCCGGTGAACTAACGATAGTTTCAAAAGAACGATTTAATCAGCCTTCACAGCAAATCAGATGCTAGATGAGAATAGAACTTGCATAGATAAGGTCAGATATCATTTCAAAGGCGAGGCAAAGGCCGCGGTTCGAAGTGGTATCAAAGATGGTTACATGCCGATCACGTCATCTATATACGTTTGTATCTTCTGTGGTTATTACCACAAGACATCTAGCCGGACGCTAGTTCCTCGGCGCTCCGCTGATTTTGTTCGAAAACAATAGAGCTTGGATTCTTCGGGCAGTGATCATTCTCGTTGCCATATCCAGGGTTCTCTCTGTCTTCATACAATTTGATCTCATTGCAATATTTACAACGAGAATTCCGCCATTCATGCAGATAGGTCATGATTTGCCGTTGCCGTTTTTTCTGTAAGAAACGACCAGGACCGCCGGCACAACACCAACGAGAATTAACGGGATCTGCTTGTCGATGTCCAAGGTTACATGCTGACAGGCGGCGATCGTTTGAAGAACCAGGATCAGGCCAATTAAAAGCGGAACGGCTATGCACATATGCACAATTCCCTTTCCTTTGCTTTCGGCCATGATCTCAATTGCCCTGGCTTGCGCCTTGGCAATGACCAATTCAGATTCGGCTTGATCGTCTTCAGAATTTGAAGGGCATACGTTGAGGGTCATGTTCGCTCACGGTGAGAAGGTAACCAAGGCAACCGCTGAGCAATAAGACCAACGCGCCAGACAAAAACCACATAAGATTAGCTTCGAGGATCATGCTACCGGCTCCTGATCAGCGGCTTTCGCCAATGCCGATTCCTGAACTTCCTTGGCCAATGCTTCCATTCGATGAAGGATATCTTTGAGGATCACAGCGGCGGCCTTGCCGTCTTCGATCAAAAGATCCTTGTGCTTCAGCATTCGTTCTGTGGCAAGCTCTTTCAGCTCTTCGGCTTTCTCTTGAATGTTTTGATACTCGGGCTTACCATCACCGTCAAGGTCCGATTTAATCGCTTCAAACGCCTTCAGGAAGCGTTGCAATACGCTGATACCAGTTTTAACTTTGTCGGCTACTTCGCCGGCCTTCTTGAAAATTTTAAACATGGTAAAACTTGACCTCTTGATCTTGTTTGCTTAGGAATAATTCGCGCTCGGCTTTCCGCCTGTTTAGAACGCCTTCGATGACATTGCCGTCGTCGTCTTTACACCAACGAAGTAATTCATTGGCGGCTTCAACCAATTGGCGGTTGTTGATTCGCTTCAAGAGGGTTGAAGTCTTGAAGGCGGGAACGCCACAATTGAAAACAAAACTGACCAGGGCGTCATACTGCCGCTGATTAAGCGGAGTTCTAACCACCTGCCTGATCGCGTCTTCGCGCGGCTTTACGTCTTGTAGAAAGATTTGCTCAGCTTGTTCTTGAGTGATACCGTTTTTAAATTTTTGAGCTTCGCCTTTTAACAGAACGTGACCGATCCCAATAGTCGGTTTGCCTGCAGCGCATTTGTAGATCTCTAGTTTGCAGCCTTCCCAATTCTTGATGAAATTAAGACCGCTTCTTGAAATAGCCATTGTTGCCCCTTAAGTGCCACTACATCTAGTGTCACTCGGGTAACTAAGCCAATCAATTAGAGACGGATTCAGGCAGCAAGATCAGCGAATTTTGATTGGTTCTGTAATAGTTTCTTGGATTAACGTCATTATTGAAAATAATCCAAACACAAGCGACGCTACCGGGCGGCATATCCTCGCCTGCCACGGGCGGA